AAACTTGGGGAGCTAGCACTTGGGATGAACCAAGATCCTCTTCTAATGTCGTTGTAGAGGGTAGGAACTGGTCACTTGATAATTTTGGTGAGGATTTAATTGCAACAGTTTTAAATGGTGGCACGTTTATTTGGGATACATCTGGAGGTTTAGCTACTAGAGCAACAGCACTATCTAATGCTCCTACAGCATCTAGGTTTAGTCTCGTGTCTACTGACACAAGGCATTTATTAATATTTGGCACTGAAACAACTATTGGCAATGCTGCTACACAAGATGATTTATTATTTAGATTTTCAGACAGAGAAGATGCAACAGATTACACTCCTGTTGCCACAAATGAAGCCGGGTCATTAAGAATAACAGATGGATCTAGAATAGTTGGCGCTGTTAAATCTACGGGTCAAATACTAGTTTGGACAGACACCTCATTACACGGTATTCAATTTGTTGGCACTCCTTTTACATTTGGTCTAAGACAGCTTGGCGCAAACGCTGGTTTAATTGCTCAACATGCAGCCATAGAAGTAAATGGTAAGGCTTATTGGATGTCTGATAATGCTTTTTATTTATACGATGGTGTTGTCAAAAAAATGCCATGTTCAGTGCAAGATTATGTATTTGATGATTTAAGTTACACAAATAAAAATGATATTGCAGTTGGTTTAAATACAGCTTTTAACGAAATAATTTGGTATTATCCCTCAGCTAACGCTACACAAATAGACAGAGCTGTTGCTTACAATTATTTAGAAGGCACTTGGTACACAATAAATCTTGCAAGAACTACATGGTTAGGTGCATATGTGTATGAAAAACCAATAGCAACAGAATATAGTTCGTCTGCAACTGCAAATGCCTCAACTATACTTGGTTTAACTGCCGGAGCTTCTTCAATATTTGAACATGAGTCTGGTAATAATCAAGCGGACGGCACTGCGATTACAGCTTTCTTAGAGACAGGTTCCGTAGAGATAGCAGACGGTGACCAACTTATGTCAGTAAGTAAATTAGTGCCTGATTTTGATAATCTTACAAACACTATGACAGCCAGGTTGACACTTGAACAATACCCTCAATCAACAGCAAACGTGCAGACTACCGGATCTATAACTAGCACTACTGAAAAAATAAGTGTACGAGGAAGAGGTAGAGCTGTTAAAATTAGATACACAACAAACACTGTAGATGATACAGCATGGAGACTTGGTTCACAAAAATTAGAGATAAGACCAGATGGAAGAAGATAATGGCTAAAATTAATATAACTAGATTACCAAACGCTACACAAGAATACGATCCTGGTCAGTTTGACCAAATGATAAGATTATTAGAACAAATAGTATTTTTGTTAAATACTAACTTTCAACAAGATATAAAAGAAGAACAAGAACAGGAGACATTTTTCCTTGGCTAATACATTTAAAGGACCAATGTTAGATGTCACCACGACAGATCTAACAACTTTAATAACTGTGCCGACAGCTAATCCAGGTGCAACACCTCCTGTTATGCCAACAACAGTGATTATAAAATCATTTATTGTTTGTAATGACTCCGGTAGCGCTACACTTCTTGATGTGCAAACTGTAAGAAGTTCCGCTACATTTAAACAGTTTCATCAAAAAACTATAGCTGCAGGTGCAACGGTTGATTTATTAAATCAACACGATGGAATTACTGGAGGCATGATTGTTCTACAAGAATCTGACGTGTTAAAAGTACAAGCTAATGCAGCTAATCAAGTACACATAACCGTAGCTGAGATGGAGGTTACAAAGGGTCAACTTTAAAAAAAGGAAAAAGAATGGAAACAAAAAGTCATATACTGGCAGTGGTCCAGGTATTTGAAGATTACATAGATACAGACACGGATGCTTTAATGAAAGAAGTAAATCAAAGTTATTTAAGAAAAGATGATAATGCTGATAATACTTTTTTTGAGGATTTTAAATATCCTAATACACCAATGTTACAAGATCTTAAGAAAACAATACAAACAAAAGTTGAAGCTATGCTAAATCAAAAACTGCAGTATGAAGATATTTGGGTCCATAAAACACCACCAAGAGCACAGACAGGTCTTCACAATCACGGTAATGCTATTTGTTCTTTTGCTTATTATCCCAATTTTATTGAAAAACAAGGAAGCTTAAGATTTATTTTATTTTGGAATGGTCAAATTGTTGAAAGAGTAATTACTCCTAAAGAAAAAATGCTATTGGTTTTTCCAGGCGAAGTTTTTCATTTTACAAGTCAGAACGACACTGAAATAGAAAGAGTGTCAATATCCGGAAATTTTTTACAAAGAAAGGCGTAAGATGCAGTTACAATCATTATTTATAACACCAGTCATGATGACAGAGGTTAAAGGCCATGGTCATTTAATAGATAGACTATACGAAATAAAAGCTAAAGACGAAAAAGGCATGCCTAGGTCTAATGTTGGAGGTTGGCACAGCAATGACAAGCTTTACGAAGATGAAGAGTTTAAAAGCACGGTAGGTGATATACTGTACAAAGCCAAAGAGTGCTTTGGACATTTAGATGTGCAGGAAAAATACGTGCCTGAAATGACAGGATTATGGGGTATGATAAATCCACCAGGATCTAGGAATAACGTACATACACATCCTTACAATTATTTATCTGGAGTGTACTATCTAAAAGTACCTCAAAATAGCGGTAATTTAGTGTTTCTAGAGCCTAAACCACAGGCAGAGGTGTTATCACCCCCAAAAATAAAAGAAGCCTCTATACACTTAGCACACAGCGTAACTTGGGAGCCAAAAGAGAATTCCTTGATTTTTTTCCCATCATGGTTACAACATGAAGTACAATATAATAACTCTAAAGAAGATAGAGTTATTTTAAGTTTTAATATTAATTGGAGAGAAAATGCCGATAATTGAAAATGCCGAACAAATAGGAACAGTGACCTTAGAAGATGGTCGAGTAATTCCTAGATACAAAGTTAAAACAGAAACTACATTAACGAATACTGAAACTGGTCAGGAGTATGAATCAGAAGAAGCTATGCAAGCTGATATAGATGATCCAAACACTTCAACAACTGCTGAAAAGATCAGACGAGATGTTAAAGTATTTGCTCCATCTTTAAAAGATATGTTGGGCCAAACTCCGAAATCTTAAGATTTTTTACAATTACAATCATCACAGCAGTGCTGTTCTGTATTCTTAATGTGTCTTTCAGTATCTCTTTCAACAGCTAATAGTCGTTCGTGATATTTGCTCACCTTATCTGCAAGGTAGGCAATGGCTTTATTTATGTCTTCGTTTTCCATATTTTCTCCTGTGATTGTTAATTTTGGTGAGAACCTAATGTAAGCATATTTTTATGTTCTGCAACAGAATTATTTTAAATTGTTTTCTTGACAACCTAACTATGTTATACATGTGACAAAAGAATGATTAGTAAAACTATTGTAAGTGGTAGAATTATAAAAAAATACAAAATACCCTTAGATCAAATACAAGAATTAAACGATAAGTTTGAAGAGAATAAAAACCTATTAGAAAGTAAAGGTGAAAAATTAGCTGGCAGATTAGACAGCGAGTTAGAGGCTACTAAAGTAATTGAAACATTACCTATTTTTGAAACGATAAAACAATGTATGAATGAATACATGGTGTCTTTAAATAATTTTGCTATGACACCAAAACCAATTTACAATTTAAAAATTATAACAATGTGGATCAACGATATGCAACCTCATGAATATAATCCTATCCACACACATCATGACGGAACAGGTTGGTCAACTGTTATGTTTTTAAAAGTTCCTAACTTTATTAATGATGCAAAACATAAACACAAGTTTAGAGACGGTGCACTTGGGTTTGTATTTCCAGACAATGAAACTAGGTTTTATGAACCCGATGTGGGTGATTTTTATATCTTTGAAGCATCACATCAACATTTTGTATCTCCTTACAAAACAAATGATAAAGATCCAACACGAAGATCTATGTCTTTTAATTTTATTATAGATGACAATTAACATTTCTAAGCATGCAATATTTACAGAAGAAATTTATTCTTTTGAGATGCCAAATTTTAATTTTTGGAAAAAAGAAATAAATACAATTGTGAAGGTAGAGGATAATGACTTACATAAACACTCTACAGATTTAAAATTTTTATCTAATGTGCAAGCAAAGAGGACAGCTTGGGACACACATTTAAAGTATCCGTCAATGCTAAATATATCAAAAGAGTTTATTAAAATAATTCAATCATTTGTTGAATCAGAAAACTTTGATGTTCCAAAAATAAAATTAACTGATCTTTGGATTAATTGGTATGCAAAGAATCAAATGGCTATGCCGCACTGTCACAATAATCATTTTTCATTAGTTTTATTTGTAGACGTTGAAAAATCTAATACGTCTTTTTTAATAAATAAAGAATATAAAAAATGTTTTTTAATGAAAAGAGATGACATCAATACCTTTAATAATACAATTGTAGATATAAAAGTAAAAGATGGAACATGTATAATGTTTGATGGTGGTCTTCATCACTCTACCACACCTAACCTTACAGATCATAAAAGAATAACTCTTGCAGCTAATTTTGAAGTAAGTTATCCTATTTTAAAACAACATGTTCACTGATAAAAAAATAACATTTTGTGCAGTGGATGAAACCATGCTTGATATATGGCCACATCCACAACCAGCATCTAGATTCTTACCAGATGAGTACAAGAAATTAGAAAAGTTTGCTTATGGTGAGGAGTTCAGAGCTACAGTAAAAGCTTGCATACCTTTTTTAGATTCCATGACAGCAGGCTATATCATACCTTTTGATCAAGATTACATAATAAGCCCAGCTGGGGATGAGTTTGATATCTTACCATCAAACATGAATAATGATGATGTTTCTTTTCACAAAGATTATCAGCTGCCTAAAGCTTGGCAAAGTTTTATGAAAGGACAAAAGAATGCTGGTAAGTTTATGAATAAATGGCTTATTAAAACACCGCCAGGTTACAGTTGTTTGTTTGTAAAACCTCTAAACAGATTTGAAAGTAGGTTTGAAGTTCTATCAGGAGTTGTTGATACCGACGTTTACATCAACACAATAAACTTTCCTTTTATTTTAAATAAAACAGATAAATCATTTAGAATAAAAAAAGGTGAAGCAATGGTTCAAGTTATACCTTTTAAAAGAGAGTCGTGGAAAAAATGGTCAGGGTTTTATTTAGAGAAGCTACATGTAAAAACGCACAACATGATTAAAAGCTCATGGGTTGATAAGTACAAAAAAATGTTTTGGAATAAAAAGAGTTATAAATAATTACGAATAATTAGAGTCGTAATCTCTCCAAGTCTCACTATCGGTAGCAGTGCCAGCGTCAATCGCATTAGAGTGAGCTGTTTGTGCAGCTTCTATTTGACCTTTTCTAGTTTCACCCCACGTTAACAAATCAGCGATTGTAGTAGATCCAACTGCATCACTAGTAGCATTTAAATTTGTGTTTCCAGTCATGTTACCATCTGAATCTTTATTTTGAATTTCATTTTGTCCTGGTAAGTCATTCCAAATAACATAGTGAATAGTATCAGGAGTCCAAGCATCAACCCAGTTTTTACCTTTATCTGCCCATGCAATAAAAAAAGTATTGTCCAAGAAAATTGATTCTTTGTTAGCGATTACAATTTGTGTAGCCATTCAAAATCTCCTAGTGTTTAATAATATAGTTAACCACCACATAAGGTGAGAAAGAGTTAGTTCCCGAAGCAGTAACAGCTCCAGTCAAAGTAGTTGTAATATTACCAGTTAATGTTCCAGATAAAGTATGAGAGTGGTTGTGACCAGTTCCTGATCCTGCGTTTTGAATAACGTCTTCACTACCACCGTTCTCACCAGTATTGTTAGTGGTGAACTGTGTCATTTTAAATTGGTTACCGTGAGTACCACCAAATTTTCTTCTTAAGTGATTGTGAGTAGCTAATTGAGCAGTGGTTAAAGAAGTGTTTGAAATACTACCTGTTACAGTTACAGCTTGTGTAGTTGTGCTTGTAGCAGCCTGGTTGTTAGTTACAGCTACAGTAATCGTATTAGCTCCACCTGTTCCTGCTAAATTGTAAGTATTACCATCAAAACCTTGTGGCATCTTACCTTGTAAATTTGGTACGGCAAAAGTTGTTGAACCATCACCAGCACCATACGTAGTAGAAATTACAGCAAACAAATCAGCGTATGTTGTTCTTGAAACGGCTGAGCCGTCACACAACAAATAACCATCAGGAGCTGTTGCTTTTGTCCAAGGCTTAATAGCCCCTACTTCACTTCTATTTACTATATCTTGTAAGTTAGCCATAATTAATCGTTATACTTTAATCTCCAACCGTTGTCACTGTCATTGTACACCAAT